TGATGCTGAGAAGGAAGTACTGGTGAGTCTTTGGAATAATAACAACAACTTAGTTGATACTGGTAGGGATCTTAACAAGACTAAGCAGTCAATAGATCGACACAGAAACAACATCAGACGTAAAGTTGAAACAATTTGTGATGTTGACTAATCGTAGATTCCGACCTTATAGGGTTATGTGGTACTAACGTAAGAACGTATGTATTACTACATAATAATATATACTACTAAAGAAAGAGACGTAAGTATGACAGACGTAGCACACCAACCTTGTCCATATGTGTCGTGTGGATCAAGTGACGCATTTTGCTATAACACCGACATGAAGATTGGTAAGTGCCACGGTTGTGGTTCTGGTTACCCCTCCAAGGGTCAGATGTTCTCTTGGGCCAAAGATAAGTACCCGACGAAAGGACGAGACGATATGTCAGTATTGGAATACACAAGACCTAAGCAAGAAGCACACTCCCAGGGGAATTATGTACCCCTCCGTGGAATCACTTCTAACACCATGCAGGACTATAACGTACTGACGTATTCTGATCGTCAAGAGTATGTGTACCCCTCTGGTGGAATTAAGGTTCGTCGCTTAGACGAGAAAGCCTTCTACGCTAAGGATGGCTTCAAGGGTGACGAGCTATTTGGTATGAATATGTTTCCTGCGGGTTGTTCTAAGTTCGTAACCATCACTGAGGGTGAGTTAGACGCCCTCTCAGTATCACAAATGATGAAAAGTCAGTACACCAACCCTGTTGTGTCGTTACCCTCTGCAACGCCCTCTAAGAAGCTCTGGGAGAACTGTAACGAGTGGCTAAATAGCTTTGAGCGTATCATCCTGTCGGTGGATACAGATGATGCTGGCAATGCTCTTGCTGATCGTATGGCAAGACTGTTTCCTAATAAGATCTACCGCATACAACATGGTGAGTTTAAGGACGCTAACGACTTCCTGGTTGCAGGCAAGGCATCTGACTTTAAGAACCTATGGTGGAAGCCAACTAAGCACACGCCAGAGAATATCTTAAACACAGCTGACGAGTTCTTGAAGTTGTACACTGATACGCCAGAGCATACTTACTACCCAACTGGTATTACTGCACTGGACGATAAGATCATGGGGCTTATGCAGGGTCACTTCACGGTATTCAAGGCACCTACTGGTATCGGTAAGACTGAGCTAATGCGTTACATGGAATACAGCATGTTAAAGCAGGGAATACCTATTGCAGCTTGGCACTTAGAAGAGACGAAGCTACGATCACTACTGGGTCTTGTGTCGTATCATGTTGGGGATAACTTAACTCGACGTGACCTGATCGAAGACAAGGAAGCTGATGGCGTTGTACGTGAGGCTATTGTCGATCTAACCAAGGACGAGAACTTCTATCAATTCTACCTTGGTGATGGTCAGGGTACTGACGAGCTTATCGACCAGATACGTTTCTTTAGTCAGGCGTGTGACTGTAAGTTCGTATTCTTTGAACCTATCCAGGATGTAGTTGTTGGTAGCTCTGAGGAGAACAAAGAGAGTATGCTGGCTGACCTATCTATTCGTCTGTCTAAGCTGGCAGCGGAGCTTAACGTAGGTATTGTGACTATTGCACACACTAATGAGTATGGTGACCCAAAGTACTGTAAGATGATTGGGCAACGTGCATCTGTTATTATCGACTTGCACCGTGACAAAGAAGCAGATACGATAGAAGAACGTAATACAACGTACCTTAAAGTGGAGAAGAACCGACCTTGTTCAGAAGAAGGGCAAGCAGGTAAACTTCGGTTTAGTACAGAGACATTTATGTTAAGGGAGTTACACTAATGACACAAGGCGAGTTTGAGTTCGGTGAGACTAAGGCCTGTAGAGTTTGCCAGGAAGAAAAGCAACTTTCAAGTTACTATGAGTACACCCCAGGAGGTCTTAATTTCACTACTTGTAAGCCATGTATGCTGAAAATTAATAACCAGGTTAAGAGGTTAAACAAGGGTTACAAATCACTTAAACCACTACATTGTGAGTGCTGTGGATCTTATGGTATAGATACTGGACTTGACCATTGCCACCACACTGGTTCTTTTAGGGGTTTTATATGTCAGTCTTGTAACACTAAGCTAGGGATGTGGGGTGATACTTATGAAAGTGTTGTTGATAAAGACCTTGATCCAATGTACGAAGAGTATTTGTACAGAGCTAGTCTAAGAAATGGTAGTAACAAAAGAATTGAAACAGGCAGAGAGAAAAGGGGTCAATATAGATGATAAGAGTATTCGACATAGAGACTGATGGATTAGACCCTACGTTGATACACGTATTGTCTTGGCAAGACTGGCCTAACGGTGAGGTTCAGTCTACCTTCGACTATGAGGAGATGCGTAAGTTGTTGACAGATGGTAGTACACTATGCGGTCACAACATTATTCGGTACGACATACCCGCAGTGGAAAAGATCCTTGGCATCAAGGTAACCGCACGTTTAATCGACACTCTTGGTTTGTCGTGGTACGTTAATCATCACATGATGCGTCATGGCTTGGCTGAGTACGGGGAACTGTATGGTATCCCTAAGCCTAAGATTGACGACTGGGAGGGTCTTACGCCAGAAGAGTATCAACACCGCTGTGAGGAAGACGTTAAGATCAACAGCCGTGTGTATCGTGACATCAGGATAAAGCTCAACAGGCTGTATAGCGACCAGCTAGAGCATGATCGTCTGGTTGACTACATCACGTTCAAGTTGGAGTGTGCAGCTGCTCAGGAGGCACTACAGTGGAAATTAGACGTACCCAAGGCTGAGACCCACCTGGCGGAATGGGAGGCACTCAAGGCGGAGAAGGTTGAGTTACTCGCAGATGCTATGCCTAAGATAGCTGTCAATGCTGTTAGGACACAGCCAAAGGTTATGAACAGGAAGGATGGATCTTTGTCTACCCTTGGTGAGAAGTGGATAGAGTTGTGTAAGGAACAGAGACAGCCACACACAACGAAGTCTCTAACTGTTATCACAGGGTACAACAGGGCTAACCCTAACTCTACGGATCAGGTTAAGGACTGGCTGTTCTCTCTAGGGTGGGAGCCACGCACGTTTAAGTTTATGCGTGACAAAGACACTGGTGACACAAGGCAACTGGAACAGGTACGCAAGGACAGTGAGCTATGCCAATCGGTAAAGGATCTCGCGCCAAAGGAAGATGCCATCAACCTACTAGATGGTCTTAGCGTACTGTCTCACCGCATTGGTGTGCTAAAGGGTATGGTTACAGCGCAGAAGAATGGATACGTCCAGGCTAGTGTAGCTGGTTTAACTAACACCCTGCGGTTCAAACATGCAAAGCCACTGGTTAACCTTCCAGGCATTGATAAGCCATACGGTAAGGAGATCCGTGGGTGTCTGACTTGTCCAGATGGTTACACGTTATGTGGTGCTGATATGACCTCACTAGAGGACACAACCAAGCGTCACTACATGAAGCCACTAGACCCTAAGTATGTTGACGCTATGTCAGCTGAGGGGTTCGATCCACACCTTGACCTTGCACTACACGCAGGAGTTATTACGCAGGATGATATCGACAAACACAACAGTGGTGAGCGATCTCTAAAGGCCCTGCGTAAGAATTATAAGGTGGTAAACTACAGTGCTACTTATGGTGTTGGCGCAGCTACTCTGTCACGTACTACAGGGATGCCCAGCAAGGAGTGTAAGGTGCTGTTAGATGCTTTCTGGTCACGTAACTGGTCAGTGGAAAAGGTAGCCTCAGAGGTGCGTACCATTGAGGTGTTTGATACTATGTGGCTACAGAATCCTGTGTCTAGGTTCTGGTACAGCCTGCGTAGTGAGAAGGATAGGTTCTCAACATTGAACCAAGGAACTGGCGTGTATTGCTTTGACAGCTGGGTTGCTATTTGCCGCAAGAACGGCATTGAAACAGTCGGTCAGTTTCACGACGAGATCATTGCAGTCGTTAGGAAGGGAGAAGAAAGTAAGACTAAGGCCACGATGGAAGATGCCATTGAAAAGCTGAATGAAAAGCTGAAACTCAATGTACCTCTTGGTGTCGATGCCCAGTTTGGACAGACCTACGCAGACATCCACTAACTTTATTTTCTGGGTCGTGTTGACTATCACGAAAATCCGACCTTATACACTATTACCAACAGCCGAAAGGAAAACTCGATATGGCTAAATACACAATGGATATGGTTCTTGAGTATGCAAAAGTATTCAAGGAGAACGCAGACATGGGGTCACCTGACGGACCTCGTGCAGCCCAGGCAATTCATGCCAACGGTGGACAGTACATCGTAAATGCGTACTTCACCGACCAAGCACAGATTGACCAGCTTGTGGAGGAAGGTTTGGATCTACATCCTATGAATAGTAACCGCGTCCTACAGGGAAATGCAGACTACGGTATCGGTCAGTACATGAAGGTCAAACGTAAGATCTCTGATGTAAAGACGTTCACAGACGATAAGACAGGTGAACCAGTCGATATAGACTATGGTGGGGAGCCAATCGTCGGTAACTTAACACAGGGACGTGAGAACAAACGTCTGTGGAATTTTGGTACAGACGGACCACTAGGTAACGGCACCAAGTCTAAGGTGAAGTTTGAGGTGTATGCCAAGGGTGCTGGTGTTCGTCTATTAGCGTTAGGTGTCACAGAGCATGTACCATACGAGACTAATACGGTTGTGTCGGAAGACGACGAACTGTTCATCTTTTAATAGGAGAGACTAATGCGAGTAAGTATTAACGGCTATATGGACGAGGACGATGATGGGTACGATGGAAGTGTTGACCTATCACGGGATAAAGTAACTAACATACAGACCCTAGCACGGCTATTCGCAGATGCAGCGGTTGCCCTTGGATATACATATGTCAAGTCTGTTGGCTTTGAGCTAGAAGACGATACTATGGTTTGGAGCGACAACTAAGATGGAAATGGGGAAAGTATTAATAGACGGTGATATCCTTGCCTACCGTGCAGCTTTCTCCACTGAACAGATGGGAGCGAAAGATACCAGAGAAAAGGTTGACGCTCTCATCGACTTCATCTTAGATAAGACTGCACTGTTCCCTGAGTTGCCAGAAGACTATGTTGTTTACTTAACAGGTAAGGGTAACTTTAGGTACGAGATTGCAAAGTCTCATGTCTACAAGGGAAACAGGAAGGGCGCTGAGAAGCCAAGGCACTTGCAGACCGCCAGAGACCATATGGAAAGCAAGTATAAAGCTATTATTAGCCAAGGAGAAGAAGCAGATGATCTTATTGCCATTGAAGCCGCCAGATTAAGTTACGATGCCTGTGTGGCCTCTATAGACAAGGATATGCTACAGATACCCTGTTGGCACTTCAACATTGTCCGTGGAGACTATACTAAGGTATCCCCGTCTGAGGGAATAAAGTTCTTCTACACTCAGATCTTAACTGGTGATGCAGCAGACAACATCAAGGGACTACACAGAGTAGGGCCAAAGAAAGCTGCTATACTACTAAAACAAGTAGAGAGTGAAGAAGACCTGTGGGATTGTGTCGTCAAGGCGTATGACGGTGATGAAGACAGGGTTATTGAAAACGCTAGACTATTATGGCTAAGACGAACAGAGGGTGAGATATGGTTGCCTCCAAGAGTGAGAAACGACAGCAAGCAATAAAGAATGGCTATCGTTCTGGACTTGAAGATGATATATCGAAAGACCTTACAGAACGGGGTGTGGACTTTAAGTTCGAGGCACTAAAGATCAAGTGGGTCTTACATAGGAACAAGAGCTACACCCCAGACTTCATACTACCCAATGGTGTTATAGTTGAATCAAAGGGACGCTTTGTCGTGGACGACAGAATGAAGCACCTTGAGATAAAGAAACAGCATCCAGACCTTGACATCAGGTTCGTGTTTAGCAATAGTAAAGCTAAGATCCGTAAGGGGTCTAAGACAACCCTTGGTATGTGGGCTGATAAACACGGCTTCATGTACTCAGATAAGAGGATACCCGACGAATGGCTGAAATAGTATATAACGTACATCGAGTTTTCTGTGACCCATTCCAGTGTGAGCGTGAGGACTGGTGGTTAACCTGTAGAGTTGAGGACGTTGACTCTGGTGAGATGTTCACTGACGATATCCCCTTCGAGGACTTCGATTCTGCATATAAGTTTAAGTCTCTGTTCAATGAGTCTATAGAGGCAGTAAAGATAACTTTTCCATACCAGGAGGGCTTCTACCATGCCTAAGACTGCAATAGTATTCAGCTGCGCTCACGCTGACCCGTCTACTAACAACGAGAGGTTTGATTGGCTTGGGGAGTTGATCTATGAGGTTAACCCTAACTACGTTATTGATCTTGGTGATGGGGCCGATATGCGCTCTCTCAACACTTTTGACGGTAGATATCCTGAGGCTATTGTTAGCCAGAGTTATCAGAAAGATATTGAACACTACAACGAATCTATGGACCGTCTCAGACGCAAGCCTAGTACCCGTAAGTATAAGCGATCTTCATGGTTTGGGTTCGAGGGGAACCACGAAAACAGGATCAAGAAAGCTGTAAAGAGCGACCCCAGGATTGAGGGCGACAAGTATGGTGTATCTTTTTCTCACCTACAGACTGACTACTGGTTTGACGAGTACCATGAGTATCGTAACTCAGCCCCTTCTATTGCTGAATATGATGGTGTCTCATACGCTCACTTCTTTAGTGCTGGCAACTACGGCACTGCCATGTCTGGTATGCACCACGCTAACAGCCTACTGGCTCACCGCTACAAGAGTTCTACCTGCGGTCACAGCCACAAACGTGACGTTAAGTTCAAGGATGCCGCTGGTGCCATTGGTCTTGTTGCAGGTTGCTTTAAGGGTGCGGAAGAGGGTTGGGCTGGTCAAGCTAACTTAGACTGGTGGAAGGGTGTCGTGATCAAGCGTGAGATCAGCAATGGTATCTATGAGCCTGAGTTCGTATCACTGAAAAGGTTGAAACAGCTATATGGGTAAACGTAGTGACTTTGAAAGAATACCAAGAGACTTCTATCCAACACCCTTATCAGCAGTTGAGCCTCTGATCCCGCACTTGCCATACTCCTTTGACTATGTGGAGCCTTGTGCTGGGGATGGTCGCTTAATAGAACACATCGAAGAACTGACAGAGGGTCATGGTGAGTGTTTGTTTGCCAGTGACATTGAACCCAGAGGGCCTATGATCACATTTTGTGATGCTTTGGGGGTAGATATTACTGGCTTAGATATAGACTACTGTATTACCAACCCACCCTGGGACAGAAAGATACTACACCCATTCATTGAGCGGTGGATGCAGATGTGTCCTACTTGGCTACTCTTTGATGCAGATTGGGCGCACACTAAACAGTCGGCGTTGCTTATGTCTTACTGCGTAAAGGTAGTAAGTGTTGGCAGGGTCAAGTGGATAGAGGGCAGCAAGGGCGTAGGTAAGGATAACTGCGCTTGGTATTTGTTCGACTACTACAAGAAACCAGGGACACCAACTGAATTTTACGGGAGAAGCCCATCATGATAACGCAAGAAGATATAGACGCTTTCATCTCTGATAAACCCATCGTGGGAGTTAGCCCAATGGAATACTCATACTGGGTCGAGGGTAAGATCATGACTGGTGGTGACAGCCGCTTGTTCGAGAATGTCTTAGGTCTTGTAGGAGAGGCAGGGGAAATTGCTGAGAAGACTAAGAAGTTGATCAGAGATAATGCTACGGTTAAACGAGAAGATATGGTTAAAGAGCTAGGTGATGTGCTGTTCTATGTTACAGCCTTGGCTAATCACTTCGACAGTAACTTAGCAGAGGTACTAGAGACGAATATGGATAAGCTAAATAGCAGAGCATCCCGTGGGGTACTCAGTGGAAATGGTGATAACAGATGAAACAAAGATGGGTTAACAATATCTTCGTGAGGTTTATGAGGTATTGTGTTTTATGGTCAGAGCATCGTGCAGCAATTAAGATCCTAAACACCTTGTCAGACCGTGAGTTAAAAGACATTGGTATGACACGAGCAGACATTGACCGTATGGTATGGCTAGAGAATGATAAACAAGAGCGGGGTAAAGAAGAATGAGCAGTAACCTACTACCAACAGATTACCAGTCGTTCATACACAAGTCACGTTACGCACGATGGCTAGAGAAGGAAGGACGCCGTGAGACTTGGGCTGAGACAGTTAGTCGTTACATGGATAACATTGTACGTCCTGTAGCTGGCGACAACACTTACATCAACGACATTGAACAGGCGATCCTATCCCTTGATGTAATGCCCTCCATGCGATCTCTTATGACCGCTGGCCCAGCAGCCCTCCGTGATAATACTGCTATGTATAACTGTAGCTACCTTACAGTGAAGAACATCAAGAGCTTTGACCACGCTATGTTTATCTTGCTGTGTGGTACAGGAGTAGGGTTTTCAGTTGAACGACAGTACGTCAGTAAGCTACCAGAGATACCAGATCACCTGAGCTACAGCGAAACCACTATTGTCGTAAAGGATAGCAAGGAGGGCTGGGCTAAGTCTCTTCGTCAGCTTATTGCATTGTTGTACAGCGGAGAAATTCCACTGTGGGATGTGTCTAAGGTTCGTCCTGCTGGTGCTAGGCTCAAGACATTCGGTGGTCGAGCATCAGGCCCTGCACCACTGATTGACTTGTTTAACTTTACCATCCGTACCTTTAAGGGCGCTGTTGGACGTAAGCTGTCGTCTATGGAATGTCACGACATCATGTGTAAGATTGGTGAGGTTGTTGTAGTTGGTGGTGTACGTAGGTCAGCTATGATCTCTTTGTCTAACCTGAGTGATGATCGTATGCGTCACGCTAAGTCAGGCTCATGGTGGGAGAACAACCCGCAACGTGCTTTAGCTAACAACTCTGTATCGTATACCGAGAAACCCGACAGTATCTCGTTTATGCGTGAGTGGCAGGCCCTAGTGGAAAGTGGCAGTGGTGAGCGAGGTATCTTCAATCGTCAAGCAGCTAAGGTACAAGCAGCTAAGAATGGCAGACGTGATGCAGATCAAGACTTTGGAACTAATCCTTGCAGCGAAATCATATTATTAGATTCGCAGTTTTGCAACTTAACCGAGTGTGTCATACGTGCGACAGATAGCCTTGAGGACTTAGAACGTAAGGTAAAACTTGCTACCATCTTGGGGACTATCCAGAGTACATACACACACTTTCCATACTTGAGTAAGGATTGGAAAGATAACACTGAAAAAGAACGTCTGTTGGGGGTTAGCCTCACAGGTATTATGGACAATCGGCTAATGACACTAAAGAATGGTGGACTAGCTAAAACATTGGAGCACCTAAAAAATGTCGCTATCTCTACTAATGCTGAATGGGCTGAGTTGCTTGGTATCCCTGTTGCTGCTGCTATCTCTTGTGTCAAACCTTCTGGCACTGTCTCCCAACTTGTTAATTCTAGCAGTGGTATACACGCTCGTCACAGCCCTTATTACATTCGCACGGTGCGTGGAGACATTAAAGACCCGCTGACAAACTTCCTTAAGGATCGTGGTATCCCCAATGAGCCTTGTGTGATGAAGCCAGATACTACTGTAGTGTTCAGCTTCCCACAGAAGTCACCAGAGGGTGCAGTAGTTACTTCTGACATGACTGCCATTGAACAGTTAGAGATGTGGCTAATGTATCAACGGCACTGGTGTGAGCATAAGCCCTCCGTGACAATTAACGTCAGGGCTGATGAATGGTTTGAGGTGGGTGCTTTCGTGTACAAGCACTTTGATGAAATGTCTGGTGTGTCGTTCTTACCGTATAACGAACACACATATCAACAGGCTCCTTATCAGGAGTGCGGTAGGTCTGACTATAAGATGCTCTTGTCTTGTATGCCAGATAGCCTTAACTGGGACGAACTGTCAGACTACGAGAAGGAAGACAATACAGCAGGTAGTCAGACGTTAGCTTGCTCTGGTGATAGCTGTGAGATCGTAGACCTAGTGTAACCCCCGCACCTGAGCAAGTGTTTAAACTGCTTAATTAACTTTAGGAGAGAGTATGTACACCATCATCACCCGTGATCAATGTAGTTTCTGTGACGTAGCCAAGACTATACTAAAGAGTAAGGGACTTCCTTACGTAGAATACAATGTCCACTCCCCTAGTTCTAGGTGGATCTTGTCCTTACTAAAGAGAACAAACAACCCAACAGTCCCACAGATATTTGACCCGTCAGGTATTCTAATCGGGGGATGTACACAGCTTCAGAAGTTACTAGAGGAGGAAGACCGTTAATGAAAGACTTCCCTGAGAAGCCTGTCCGTACCCGACGAAAAACTACCTATAAGGGTGCTGATAGTAAGCCTACCTCTGGTCTTGTCGCTAAGACAACTAAGCAAGGGGATCTTATTGAAGCGTTACAGAGTAGTCGTCAGGTATTTATCCTTGGA